CATCTATGTCTCGTTGTACACTTTTTACGGATACTAGAACCCGCTTCATGTTTTTCTCCTCCATGGTCATAACATATCAATATATTATACTCCAATTTACTATGAATTATCAATTATTTCACAATTATTATTATACTTGCAATTAATCTTACTTGCGGTAAATATTACTTCTCATATTTTACCACATTTTACAATTAGAATTTGACGAATATTTGACGAAATAAAAAAAGAGGGTAGCAATTAAGCTACCCTCTAATACGTTTAGTCTAATTCAATTAATCTGTGTAGTTCGCCGTTTACAAACCACATTTCACACGTTACATTATCGCCATCTTTAAGAGTGGCCATATATAACCCCTCTTTGTTTGGTTGAATATCTTCTGCGAATTGATGTGTTTTTCCGTTAAATGTAAATACTTGTGCCATTGTGTTATTCCTTTCAGTTATAAAGTAATGCTTTCCAACTGTCAATTAACAGTTGATTGTTGCAATCCGTGCAATTCGGAGATATTTAGATCACCATTCCTTTACTGTGTAAAGTGCGCTAGCGCCCTCTAAATGTTGTCCATTGAAATGTGTTAACACTTCAAACTTACCAGCTTGATATCCTATAGTTTCATAGGCTTTATTATCTATCAAAGTAACACCAGCTTTTATCTTATGCACTTTGTTTAGATTGATTTTGTACACATCGACTTTTTGTTCATCTGTGTTAGCAACTACTGCGGTTCTATCAGATTTTTCAGTAGCCACTTTTGGTAGGTTAGGATTGCTATGTGCAATATCCTGTTTTACCTGTTCTGCTGCGACTTCAACTGTTGGTGCTTGTGTGTAATAAGTCGCTATCGGTTGAGCTCTTTCCTTTTTAGAAATAACTTCCTGTGCTTCCTGTTCGGTAATATGAATTGCCTTTGATAATTCTTGAGGTGATTTAGCCTGTTCCTGTGTAACAATAACAGGCTTTTCTAATTCTTTTTGTTTGTGATGATATATCCATACACCTACAATAGCGATAAAAACGCATAGGACAATCGCTACGGCTATTTTGTAGTGTTCCTTGATAGTTTGTACCAACTTACTAATTAACATGGCTTATACCTCGTTTAATTCATTTTGTAGCATTTCTAACGCTCTAAACTTTTCATCAGCGAAACGTTCATTCAAGTTATCACGTAACGCACTATTATTCCATGTAGTAGTCATACATACATCATAGATACAAGCTATGATGTCATAGTCGAACCGCTTATCATCAACGTAGGATAAATTAGGCAATTCTAAATTCAAAGCCTTTTCCATTAACTTTAATGCATCGTGGAACATATCAACGATATTACCTACACCATATTGTACTGTTCTACTCCATATCACATCTTTCAATGTGTCGGAGTGTTTATCCACATGGAACAGGTTATCTTGTAACAATTTACACGCTACATCATAGTATTTAGCCTTGATGTAGTCATGTTGCATTTGTGCAAATCCTTGTCTATCAATAGCACCGAGTTCTTTCCATTGTTCGATAAACTCATCACTATTGATTTCGCCACTATCTACCAATGCTCTTGCATAGTCTGTATAAAATCCACCTTGCCGTAATCCCCAACCTAGAAATTCATCAACGCTACCGCAATTACTAGCTAATTGATATGTGCCATAAGAAATACCGCCTGCATCGTTAACCCCACTTGATACACAAGCAGGGTCTCCATTGCTTTCATATACTGCACTTAAACTCCCTAATTCGTTCATTTTTCGCACTCCTTTTTTTCATCAACACTACCCCCATTATTTAAGTATTGGGAACGCTTGGCACTACCTGTAGCACCACCAATATAACCGCCCAATACACCGACTATCACGCTTGCCAAATCCTTTTGTTCAAGATAGATAGTCATGATTAACGCACTAGCCAAGGCAATTAGCGTTATCGTATCCTCATAGTTAATCTTCATTTAATCGCTTCCTTTACGGATTTAACAAATTCAATTATCTGTTTAAATAAGCCTATTGCACGTTTGAACCACCTCGTTTCTACCAATTCAAGTTCTATCATGTTCTCTACGCAACTTGCCAATTCGATAAATATAGGTATCAAATATAGCAACGTGCATAGGAATACATCTACACGGCCCAATACAGGTACTACTACATCTGGCAAGGTGAGTAGGATAAATGCTAACAAAAAAAGCCACGGATAGGATTTGACTAATTTCTTAGTCATATCCGCTCGTAGCTTTCCACTTACTAAAAATCGCTTAGGTTTTCCGTCAATTTCTACTACCGCCCAACCTCTCCATAGGATAGCTAGTATAGTATTTTTGATTGTAACTTCTCTCTTTGTTGCTAGGTTGTAATTTCTAGCTTCAACCAACACTCGTAATATTGTATCTATAAACACAAGAATAACTGTTGTGAATATAGCTAATGAAATTCGTACCGCCTCACTCACGTTAAACACCTCGTTAAATATTGGAATAAAGATTTCTATCATACTAATCTCCCTGTCTTGATATTTTAAACCAAGTTCGATTTCTCCCTGTTTCTCTAGATTTATCAAATATTCTCCAACCCTCACTTGTTATTGATAAGGTAGCGCCGACTCCTTTTTTGTAGCTATATACAATTGTTGTATTTAAACCACTTGGTATTGTGAAAGTACCTGTTGTTGTATTTGTGGTATTAAATTCAACCAAATATCTACCTTTTGGTAGCCATACAGTAAATCGTTGTTCAAAGTTACTGTAATCATGTTCATAATATATTGGTTCGAATAATATAGGGTTTTGTTGCACATAATATTTAGTATTATCGATAATAACATATATATTGTTATTGGATGGTTTTTCTGTAGACAATCTAGCATAGTAGGGTTTATCGCTCATCGCAACTTTTAAATATTTACTATTCCCTATATCACGGATCTCATCGGTCATATTAAATGAACCTGTACTAGCACCACTTATTGTAATATTAGCCATTTACACCCACCTCAATCGTACCTTTGTTACTCCACAATTGAACACGGCTATTCAATGATGTTTGTACTCTCCCCCAAGAACCCCATTTATCAGCCATGAAAGTACGATGATAGGTTTCACCATTTAATGTGTGCAATGTGTGGTCGATTAGTTTACCATCTCCAAAGTTAAATACAATCAGCATACCTTGCTTATGACTTCGTGGCGGATTGTTAGCACCACCATCGAAATTAATTTCGTAGCACCCTTGCGTTGTGAGTGTATTCCAATCTGTTGCGGTATCTAATTTAGAGTAAGGAAAACCAAATGAACCTGCATCGCCTTTTTTAACAAACACTTCATCGGCTTTAGCCTTGCTATAAATAGCCTTGTCATAATGTTTTGTAGTTAATACTGTGCTACTATCCGTGCCATCATAGTGTTTTAATGTAGTACCAGTTAAGTATACAGGAACGCTAGGGTCTCCCAATTCCACCGCATCAGATGTAGATACTTTACCGATACGCACACCATGTCCATCGGTTTTTTTGCCCTCTAACAATGTATTGTTGTTAAGCACGATAGAACCGCTTACATTACCGCCTGTGAGTTTTAAATAATCTAATGTCGCAAGTCTAGCAGTGTTAATTGAATTTTGATAATCTCGGTTTGGATCACCTACATAAATATCGACTTGATGCCGTTTACTAGGTTTTTCTGTTAGGACAGCAAAATAAAATTTGCCATTGCAGTATGCTATATCTTCAATTTCAGTAGTTCTATTAATTTCAATAATCTGTTTAACTGTTCCGAATGGTGTACATTCTACCAAACTACCGAGCGTTGCACTCATGATGCATCCGTTAAGCATTAATGCCCCATTGTTGTTGAAATCATCGTATTGGTAGTCAATTTGATATGTTTTCATTTTCTTAAAATCATCATTGTACAAGTTGACTTCGCGTAAGCGTTGTTGACCGCTAATTGGTACAATGCTCACATAAGTTCGTGTGATAGGATCATATCCGATATTAAATACACGCTCGTTCAATGTGATGGTCTTTTCAAATGTCATAGTATCCGCATTAAATACAGATAGGTTATTACCATTTTTCAAACCATTGGCAAGGTAAATCTTGTTCGTGTATTTGTTGTAGCACATAGTGTTACAATGGCCCATTTTGTCAGGGTCGCTAAACTTATATGTGCCTACGATTTCAAATGTATCTGGATTGAGTTCGTACAAGTTTTGTTTTGTACCATCGCTATTGATGCAAGCTAACACAAACACATTCTTTTTATCATTATATGTAAAACCTTGACATTGGTTGACTTCATCGCCGTATTGGATGTTTTTAACAAATGCGATGTTTGATGCACCTTTTAACATTGGTGTTTCAGTAGGATAGAATGGCTTGATGTTGTTATATGTCCCCATGTCCATAACACTATCAACAGTATCAAACGAAACATGTTCATTCACTTTGTAGATGCCATTAGGGATTAACAATATTTTGTTTTTCAAATTATCGTTAGCACGTTTGAATGCTGCGGTATCATCTGCTACACCATCACCAACCGCCCCAAAGTCTTTAACAGATACGATGCCATATAGGCTATCTTTAGGAATAAACTTTGTATCAGCTTCGGTCTTGGTAATCAAACCACCGCCATTAGGCAAGGCGATTTGTTCCGCTTTATTGGCTGCGACTTCTGCACGTTTCGCCGCATCAGTTGCTTTAATTGCGTTACTTGCGATTGATGTTTGTTTATTATCAATATCGGTTTTTAACGTGCGTGCTTGGCTCACCAACTCATTAATATCACGCTTATCAACAGTTGTTTGTCCTGCATACGCTTTCGCATCTGCTACTAGCTTTTCTGCTTTTACTACATTAGCACTAGATGTATCAAGTGCGGTATTGCTAGTCGCTAGCTTATCATCAACTGTACGGCTTAATTCTGTAATTTCACCGCCTAGAGTTTTTATCGTTTCTGCATTAGTGTTGATAGTTTCGCTTTCTGCCTTGATTTTTTCGTATGCATTGATAGCATCATTTGCTGCCTTTGTCGATGTATCTACAATTTTACGTGCAACTGTTGTTGCATCCTCATCACTACCTACACGGATTAATAAGGCCCTGTTCATTTTCTCCTGCATTTCTTGCAAAATCAATGTAACCTTATCTGTCATGTGTTCGATATTTTGGAAAGGATATTCGTCTGGCAAATCCGTATCTTGTTTAATCGGTGTTCTACGTTCAAGAATAATCTTGTGCGTATTGTCTAATGGATCACCATCAGCAGGATATGTTAAAGTTTTGTTTTCTTTGTCATAGTCGATATTGCCTGTTTGTACACTTTCTGTGCCGTCTGCATCCACCATGATTAAGGCTATATTTTCAATCATGTAAAAGTCATACGGCCATATCCATTTCTTGTTCGCTCCATCACATTGATAAACTACACTAGGTTTATTGACCTCTGGTATCATATTTGTTCCCCTTTCTAATTAAACAGGACTACCCATAATTGAGTAGTCCTTATTTATTAATGTTTATTTTGCTTTTTTTCCTTTTGTTTTTCTTTCTTAGATTTCAATCGTTTATCAAAGATGACGGAATATAGCAAATCTTCGAGCTCTGCATCTATATCCGTTAAACCGTATTTTGCAATTGTCATGACGCCATCGGTTAGTGTATTGCTCAACCCTGTCATAGAATTGGCAAATTGTAGTCCTGCACGTCCTACGTCCGTCCAATCCTTTTTACTACTATTCACAGCAGTAAATATATCATCGATTTTATCGATTACCGCATAGGATAACGGCGACGTTCCACGATTGTATACCTTTTCGCCTAACATTCTATTCATAGCTTGTGTGATACCCTCACGCACGAACGGTACGCCCATGACGCTTTGATTTACAAATTCTTTAGTTAATGACTTAGCTACTTTTGTAGGGTCATCGTCATCATCGCTACCAAAGAGATTATTATATATAACCATGATTACAGCTTGCATAAATAGGTCATAGAAGATTACACGAGCGAATTTCTTGAAATCCCCTCTATCTTTAAATGCATAGAATCCGTCAAGTTGCATATTCCATAGTGTGCCAGCATACGTGTAGAACGTAGTCGCAAAATTAGCGATAGTCCCTTTGTTACGTTGTATGCCTGCTTGGTCTTTAATATCACCACTACCAAATATATCAATGATAGCCTTATCAGCTAGTTCAATTGCTCGTTGGTCTGCCCACTCTAAAGATATACCCTCTTTTTGTACAAGTTTAGAATATTCCACATCGTATACATCTTTCCAAATCGGAACAGAAAGCATTAGATCCGTTTCAGAAAGTAGACTGTAACCCCAACTATTAATAGCATCACGGGCCTCGCCTAATTGTTCCATGGTGTAACCGCCTACAGATTTACCATCAATCGTAAATCCTTTACCGCCGATTTCTAAACCTCTACGCATATCCTTATCAAGTGTTTGTGCACGCTCACGGAGCATTACGGATTTTCCTAATACGAATTCATAAGTTTCGTTATACCGTCCAGAACCTCGGCCATATACGCCTACACCTGCACGATATAACGCACGCATTACTCTTGCTGTGCCTAATTGTTCCATAGCCACAGGAATATTCGCCACGTTTTGGATAGCTACACTTACCTTGCCTGCCATAACAGCAGATGAGATATTACGCTTAATCGTTTGCATCATATTGTCAAATTCGGTTAACCGAGATACTTCCGTTGTCCATTGGTCTCGTACCCATTGGCGCAAGTATTGGTACTCACTAGCACCGAGTTTATTTGTAATATAGTCCGCAAATTCTTTACGATTAATTAACGTATTTACATCCGTAACCGCCTCACGCATCGCAATGTGATTGATGCTTTCTGTAATTGCACGAGGTATTACATCTAAAGACAATAACAATTGTTTATCTTTCACCTTATCAAGACGTGATTTAGTAGCACTCATGCCATAACCAAAGGTAGCATTACTACTCATGAATGATTGTGCTATATCTTCCATTTCATGATTAGAAGATTTACCGCTAGTCTTAGGGTCGTACATTATAGGGTAATATTGCCCCTCTATGGTACGTCCGCCGATTCTAAATGTAATTCCTTCTTCTTTCTTTAATGGATTACCTGTCATGCGTTCTTGTACTGCACTACGTTCTGGATAAAATGAGTTGATTTGCTCCCATTCACGGATAATAAATTCCCAGTCTCTATCATCGAGTACGTCTTGGAATAGTCGTTCTATTTCAACCTCATTGGCTTTTACGGTCTCTATAGCACGTTGTCTATTACGTTCTGTCCCCCAATTCAAGGCTAGGGCCATAACTTGCTCTTTAGTGAGGTTTCTTGCGTCCCCTACTTGATAGCCTCGTTCGTTACGGATTTTATAGAGTTCCTTACGAGAATATAATGCTACGTTTTTAGCTAGGCGCATCGTTTCACTTTCAAGACGTTCGTTGAAATGTTGCCGTGCACGGTTAATAGTATCGTAGATATACATTTCAGCAGGGCCACCCTTGCCACCATCTAAACGGCGCAAGATGGTTTTGATTTGTTGTAACGATTCAACGAAGTTAGCCATCTTATTGAATATAGCGTTTTTAGTAGTCTTGCTATTTTCAATGTTGAAAGTGCTTTCTTCTACTTCGCCAAATGTTTCAATAGCCTTATCAAGGATATCACGTTCTACATAATCAATAGATAAAGGATTGCCGTTTTCGGTTAAAAAGCTATTATGCTCATATTCCCTACGTCCGTTTTGATACATGCCAGTCATTAATTCTTCGAGCATGTTCAATTCATTAACGGTTAAGGTAGCGAATGTACGAGGTGATTTAGCATTAAAAATACCGCTTACAGTATCATCCATACTAATTAATGTATTGAATCCTGCTATACCTGCGTCTGGGTCAAGTCGATTAGTAATAACCGTTTCATCAAATCCATCTGTAGGTATCAATCCGTCACGCTTAATCAACCCCATTTGGTACATCATATGAGTATAGAAGTACCGCAATTGAGGGTCTAGCATTACAGGGTTTTTCGCACGAGTAATGCGTGCATTTTGTTCTAACAATTTAGTACGTAATTTCTTGATACGTTGTTGATTTTCAAATGCCACTCTAGCCCTTGCTTGATTCATCATTTGAGATTGTTTATGCTCTAATGCTTCCTCTACCTTATTAACGGCTAATGCTCTATCTGCATTCTTACCATCTCTGATTGCTTGATTTTGGTATTTCTTATATTGGCTCGCTTGTGCCAATGTCAAATCACCTAATTCAGCACGGGCCTTATTCATGTATTTAGGAATAGTGCCAAATCCACCATCACGGATTGCACGAACAGCATTAATGCGTTCTTGTAACTGTGCTTTCAATTTCTCTATTTTATCTTCGGCTTTGTCGAGTTCCTTAGAAGTAGAGTTCAATTCTTTAGCTACTTTTGCATTATCCTGTTTGATTTGTTCCGCTTTAGTAATTGCCTTTTCAATCGGTGCTAGTTCCGCATCAAGATTTTCTCTATTAGGGTCTAACCGCTGCAATTTATCCAATAGTTGCCAATTGTTAGCCAAATCCTTATTAGTATATTGCTTAATAAGTTTAACCTCTTCTTCTGTAAGTGCCATTTGACCTTGGTTAGATAATAGCATTTCTTCCGCTATTTGCTCATTGGATTTTCCGATATTGTTGACCTCAACAAATTCGGATCTTGCGTGTTCCATCTCTTGCTTAATAGCATCTTCAAAAGTGGCCCCTGTTTCTTCTATTTCTGCTTTCTTTAGGTTTTCGATGTTGCCGTATTGAGTATTAACCAACGCTGCATCGCCAATTGCAAGATATCGTTGATGTTCTTTATAGATAGGATATTCTTCGATTAAACGCTTTTCGATTGCAACCTGTACATCGTCTTTCACTTCTTCCCATTCTTTAATAGGTCGATTATCTAACTCTTTCATATACTTGCGCATTACACGTTCTTTAGCTTTTTCTTTAATGTCAGCAATGTAGCCTTGCACTCGTGCCTGTTCACTTTCGCTCAACTGTTGATACAATTTTGTATTTTCAAATTGTTCTAATGCTTGCTCGTGTGCGTAGTTTTCAATATCGTCTTGTGTAGCTATCATGCGTGCCATTATATCTTTAATATCAGATGGTACTTCACCGCCTAAACGTTGTACACTACGATAAATACGAGTTAACCATTTAGAGAATTGACGGAATACACGTTGTAGTCCTTTTGTTGGTGCTTCGCCACTTCGCAAATAGCTTTCCCAACCTCGTGCGAATTTCTCGTGTGCTTTGGTGTTATCTACGTTTTCACCATCAACCCAACCGCTCCACTCTTTGAGCGTGTTCCAATCATCAAGTAATTGTTTAGGTGCATTGTCCATTGATGCTAGTTTTTGAATATCATCAAAGAACACATGGCCCATTTCATGTAAGAATGTACTTCTATCAGCAGTTTTGAAAATGCTGATAATACGTTCGCCATCGCTCATGATTTCAGTCATGCCATTGACAGATTGGTTGTACTTTTCAATGACTTTAATTGCTTTATCATCGAACACTACAAAATTATGACTAAGACCATGTTTGTATTTAATCCCTTTTATACCTAACTCGTTTAATTTAAGAGATGCGTTTTTGTCACCACCTAAACGTTCTGACAAATCATTATAAAATTCCTTACCAGTTTTATTAATATCAGTCGAATCTAATTGTTTTATTTTGTTTAAAACATATTCCGACTGTTCGTTAATTGGTTTTGAGTAATCTAACATTGTGTCTGTATCTGGAATTTCAACATTATATAGTGTTGGTTTGTAAACAGAAGTTACTTCAAAACTATCAATATTATCAATTAGATATGAAATTTTCGAAACGATATCATTATAAAAAATATAATGTTTCTTGTATCTGTTCTGCAACTCCTCAATAACATCAAATAGGTATTCTTTATTCACTCGTTTGTTATCAGATTTAGCTTTGGTTTTAGCATCGTTTAATATAACAGTTGCCATTCGTTCAAACTTATTATCAACAAGTGTTGGTAGTTTATTAATAGTAAATTTACTATTTTGTGTTATAAAATCTAAAACACCATCTAATTCATTCAGATTTTTAGTAACTAAATCTAAATTACTTTGTTCAGCATCTCTATTGAGAACCAACCGATTTAATAGGCTTTCTTTATTATTCTCTACATTAATGCCACCAAATATTTGCTCTATAACAGGAGCATACTCAATTGGTATATCATTACCATTTAAAGTAAATTTATTTTTAGATTTACGCTCTACTTTATATTTTTCAGCTACATTTTTGTTTTCAGTAAAATATAACCCCCAACCAAATGCTTGTGTTCCTAAACCACCACCAATACTACCTAAATCAAACTCATCAAAGTCATACGGCGAACCATGCCATGCGGATTGATAGTACTGATAATTATGTTTCTTTCGGAGATTGTCTAAATCTTTTTCATTTGGTATACTATTAATAAATGAACGACTTAGTTTAATCCCCCCAAGCCATGGTGGCTGGTTTTCTGGATTATTACTAAGTCGTTCTTTGTTTATATATATTAAATCCCCACCCAATAACAAATCATAATACGCTATATTGGTATTTCTAGCATAATAAGATTGTACAACATGATAATCACCTCTATTATTATATTTGTTCAATAATATTGGCATCATTATAGGCTTTCCGTTTAAACCAATTACTTCAGTTATAATGATAATTTTTTGGCCATTATCTGCACTAAATATTGCAGATGGATTTGCAATGGTATTAGGTAACTGTTTCAACAGATCAATGGAAACTGTATCATTATGTCCAGATAAAATTCTTTTACCGTTAGAATCAAATACAGGTGCACGCAATATTTTATGCAAAACACCGCCTGTAATTTTGATTTTTTTTAAGTCAAGATTAATTAAGTCAAAGACTAATGGTGAATCCATTATATCTATTATTTTTTTACTTCCTATATTATTAGCATTATCTACATTGTTAGCCCAATCACTTAATACTTTATCAAGTTTGATTTCCCATACTGCTTTTGTATTTTGATTATACCCTTTTTGGTTTTCTAAAACAGCATTCATATTGATACGCACGCTATCACGCAAATAATCCATAGCAGTATAACCGCCTTTTCCCATTTGTCGCATATATTGTGCCATTACATCAGCATGTTGTGCCATCAACAACGCATTAGCTTTTGCCGTTTCACGTTGTTTTCTATCGGTACTTTCGCCAATCGCTTTAACTACTTTGTTGTACACTTCATAGCCACTCTTGGATAATTGCATCCGTAACGCTATATCGTTATCCGCTAATGTGAAAATCTTATCATGCAATCTCTCAAGGCTTTCAATTTGTTGCAAGGTATGTTCCATATCAGCATGATGAATATTGCTTTGGTTAAGTGCTTCCGCATTATCAGCGAATGCAGTTTGTGCTTTTGCTACGCTTGAATGAAACGCTGCACGTCTACGTTCTGCGTTAGTGCGTGGTGCTTTACCGCCATTATTAGACTTGTAATCAGTCAGCCATTGTGGCTCTACACCACTTGCTGTAGCTTCTTTAATATCATTGTCCATGTTGTCAAAGTCGCTTGCGTAGTTTTCACGATAGTCTTGCACTAGATTTTTATACAAATTATTGTATGCTTGCTTAACCTGTGTAGGATTAGCAAATACTTGGTCTAGTACTTCACGATCTACATCGCTTGCATCTTCAAATTCATCACGGATAATGCTTTCTTTAACTCGTTGTGCTTTCTTTTCTGTTGCATCAACTAGGTTGTTATTAAAGGCTTCCACTTCCGCTTTTGCACGTTCTAGCGTTTTCATAGACATACCGCCACGAGTAAAGTAAGTACTTTCTTCTAGTGCCTTTACAGTTTCTTCCGTCAAGCCACCGCTTAATTGTGCATACTTTCCGATTGGTACAGGAATATCTGCATCAGCTTCAATGCTCTTTGATACTTCCTCTTGTGTTACCAAACCACTATTAATCATATTCTTAATGGCTTGTTGGCCTTGCTCTGTTTCTGCCATTTCGTTGACATTCACATATGCAGTAGATACACCTACATTATCGCCCTGTGCTTGTACAATTTTTCCGTACAACTCAGGGTTTTCTTCTGCCATTTTGTTTGATGCTGCATCTTGTTTCAATGCTTGCATGATAGCCGTACCATTCCGATTTTGCTCGGCCATGATTGCGTGTTGTTGTTCTTCTGGTGTTAGCTTTTGAAATTCATGGAACGCTTTCATGGTGTGGATGCCACTAATACCGCCACCAATTGCACCCAAACCAATAACAGCTGGTAGTGCTTGTAACATTGCACCGCCTGCACCTACTGCCATATCACCTATAGAATATGCTCCCTCTGGGTCATTATTATTGCGGTATAGGTTATGTTGGAATTTTTCGTTAATGTCTTGCAAGCCCTCTTCGACTAATTCAGAACCGCCAGCCTTAACAGATGCTTTGGCCATTTGTGCAACAGTAGTGCCAATACCTCTATTGAATGTTGCGATTGTATCACTTGTAGCACCTTGTAATACTTTTGACATAACCGCTTTAGGTGCTACTTTACCTACACCTTTAATCATGAAACGTGTAGATGCCATTTCGATACCTGTATCAACTGCAGCATATGTCATAGCGTATTTATAGGCTTCATCATTAGAGTATACTTTGTTACCATTTGCATCACGTTTATTAATGAGTTCTAGGTATTTATTACCAAATGACATTTTGTACATTTCATAGGCCATGTCAGCACCGCCACCCCATTTAGCACCAGTTAATGCACCTGCACCTATACCTACACCATCGGTAGTTAAACCACCAATTACCGCACCGATTGCACCGCCTATGATTGCACCTGTACCGCCTTGTTTACCCATCATGTATGCTTGTGCTGCCGTTTGTCCGAATACTTCTTGTAATGGATTAGTTCCGTCAGGTGTTCGGTAGTTGCGCAAGTTATTTTGCAAGCGTTCCATTTCTGATGTTAATTCGTTAATACGTTCAGGGTCTTTTGTATGTGCCAATTCAAATCCAACATCACCTAACTTCATCTGATCGTTCATAGACCAAATACCTTGTTGAATTGCATCGAACGTAGATTTCGTAGCACGAATTGATTGTAGATTGTTGATTGCTTGTAATTGTTCCGCTTGTGAACCATATTTCACTTTATATAGTTCAGGAAATTCATCGTATATATCTTGTAATACTGCGCCACGTTCAACTCGTCTTGATAAATAATCAGCACGTTCAAATGCTTTATCATCACCACGCATAATTACATCAGGGTCAATATCTAATACTTTCCCCATTCTAACTGCTTCGTTATAACGTAGGGTATCATTATTGTATAGAAACAATCTATCCGTATTACTAACAACACTTGTAGGAAGTACCTTTTGTAATGACTGTCCTAGTGGTTCTAAACCTTGGTATGGATTGTCAGCTTTACCAAACGGATAATATGTAGTTGTACCATCAGCATTAGTTTCTTCCATTGTGCGTGGTGTGTTTGCAATAGCCTTAATTGCATTAATAGCATTATCAACTACTTGTGCCGTTGTATCTATCCCTGCACCTATTGCATTACCCACTTCAGTAAAACCGCCAGTAGGTTTAGACTGAACACCAGCACTAGCACTAAAAGATGGTGATGTTTTAACATAGCCATTCTGTACAGCTAGTGCTTCTTGCCGTTCTTGTTCAAGTGTTTGTTTAGCCATTTTTAATCTCCGTTATCGTTATATCTTCTTTGCATGTTGTTATACACGCTTTCGTAAATATCTCTTGTTGAGCCATCTTGATATGTTACACGCACATAATGGTTGCCAACAGGTTCAACATGCACAATACCCATCGCTCTATTGCTTGCTGCGCTAATAGGTGCGCTATAATCATCACCATCACCGAAATATGGTTTTTCCGTACTTCGTAATGTTTGTGTTACCAATGCGCCCTCAAATATATCATGCATTTCCGCTTCTGTAGGCGCTCTGCCGTGTTTGCTTTCAAAGTCAGCTTTACGGCTTAACATCTCTTGTTTAACACCATATTCAAAACTTGAACGCAATGATTTGTCAGCAGGCAACGCACTTTGTATTTCGCTATCATAAGGTGTTAAATCAATTTTGTTGGCCTTTAATCGGTTATCGTTTGCTTCAAGCAACACTTCATCAAAGCTATCATCAACAACTTTATCAGGGTACACTCTCTGTGCGTGCGCTAGTGTTTCTTCGTATGTATGAGTTTCAGCATATTTTTTTAACTCAAACTTTTGTTTTGCATTCAGTTTAAGGCCTTTTTCATACATAGAATCAAGTTTAGGTCGCATTGATGCTTCTGTACCGCTCCACGCTTCCTTTTCCATATCGGTCTGTGCGCCTGCTGCTTGTGCGTGTGCGTAAGATGATGCACCTACATAATCGCCTTTTGCTATTAATTGGTTATATACAATTTTAGCTGCAGTAATTCTATCTTTAGCCTGCTTGGCTTCGATGTTCATTTGCATTGTCAGCCAACCTTTATAATTTTCACGGCCTTGTTTAACAGCCTTTTCAATCTGATCTTCAGAATAAACAGGTTGACCGCCTTTAGTCATAGGTGCATTGCGCATTAATTCTTTATAATGGCCTGCATCTGCGCCATAATATCCACCTGCTTTTAACTTGTCAGCGTATTCATCTATACTCTGTGCGTTGACTGCGCCATTCGGTTTAATATAGTGTTCAATCCAATCATCCACAAACTCTTCATCGGAATTATACACTTTGTAATAATTCGTTCCATCTGGTTGTTTGTTATCTTCTCCATTAGGCTCTGATTGAGTTAATCCTGCATAGTTACGATTTTCTTTTGCCAGCCTACTGAGTTCACCGCCAAGCGTTCCCTCTGCATACAACTGCCTATATGCAATTTCTGTATTGATACCATACTTATTATGTGCATATTGTGCTAGCTTCCATAAATGTTGATTAGCACCAACACCTGACTGCATGGCTTCCTTGTTTTTGGCTTCCATTTGCGAACGTATGCGTGAACCCATAATGTCCATACCACGATTTACATCATCGCCTGCAGCCAATCGAATTGCGCCGAAATCGTTTTCATTGTTAGCGATTTTGTTTATACCCATTTGTTGGTACATTTTCCTGTATGGTGTTAATACATTCTCACTAGCAAGCCCAGTTAATGCAGTCAACTGCTTATCCAATGTTTCTGAATTATTATCAGCAACAGTTTTATCTAATAAGGTTTTAGCATTAAGATCATAGTTTTGTTGTTTTTTAGATGTTATTTGTTCATCATCAAGCCCTAATTGTTTACCAGTTGCTTCTATTAAATCGCCTGTTAATGTTAATGTTTTCATTTGTTGATTAACATCATTCGTTTGTAACAGATTGTTATTCAAGTTATTGATTTGATTTTGTGTAGCAGTGCTTAGTGCATCCTCGTACTGACCTCTCATGTACCTAGATATACCATCTAAATCGTTTGTTTTTGATGTTTCAACCGCTTTATTGAAAGCGTTTACCGCATCAGTTGTACGTAAGTTATATTTAGCAGCAAGTTCGCTTTGGAATTTTTGTGTACTTTCAAGGTATGTAGGTAGTATCCCTTGCGCATTCATCCCTTTTTGGTACATTAACCCTTTATCTTTATCAAATTTTAATTCAGTTACTTTTTGATTAAATTCATTAATAGCATTTGTAGCATTGATATAATCTTTTTGTTTATCGATTTCAAGCCAAGTTTTAGATGCATCATCCAATGCTTTTGCAAACGTGTTAATTCCGTTTTGGTTAACACCATATGCTTCCGCATTGATTGTTGGTCTAAACTCACCATTAACTGTATTCAATCTTTCATTTTGTTCATAATTAACTAATTTCATAGTTACCTGCCGTTAAAAGTCCAAACTTTCTTAACTGTTTTAACTGGTCTTTCTGTTACACCATTTACATCACCGCCATATTGAGTTGTGTATTTACCACCTGCATATTGTTGTTTCATCCCATATATACTAGATGCACCACTCAAGATAGTACCAAGCATTTGCAATCGCCCTTGCGTTTTAGCATTAGATGCAGCTGCTCTTGCACTACTAGCTTCATTGCGATAATTAACCCCATTAAGATATTCATTGTAGATACTGTTATTCTTGCTAGTTTCCCAATTGTTAATATCCTTGTTATATTCATCGTAGCTACTAGCCATTAATTGTAATGGTGTACCACTCATGGATAACCCTGTAGCGCCTGCTTCTGCCGTATTCTGCCCTGCAATCAACCGCATTTTATTGTCCATCTTATCTCGCTCTTGTAGTGCTTGATTGGCAATATCCTGTTGTTTCCTATCAGATATTCGTGCATTAGCTTCCGCTGCTTGTGCCTGTGCATTGTACATTGCAGTTTGTGCTTTGGTTTGTTGATGCTGACCCCATAATTGAGTAACCATTTGACCTGCCATCAATGCAATAGGATTACACATTCACATCCCCCTTTCTTAACGTAAATAATTCTATTCCGTTATGTGTAATATCAGAATGAATAACCGCCCCTAGTGATGTTAGCCATCGCTTCGAGCGGTTATTTTTCTTATGTATGAAATTGAATAAACATTCATGAGTAGATAACCACTCTTTTATGATTGCGTTACTTCTCTTTAGAAATTCTTTTTGTAATTTCAAATTAGTATCTAGTATCTTATTTCCCAAGAAATAAATGCAGTACATTCCGTTGATTGGCTTTTTTGAAATACCATATACGGCTATTGGTGCATCATTCTCAATTACAATGTGGTTTTCATAATCATCACTGCATATATCCCTTACAAAATCATTTTTTCCATAATTCGGAAAATTTTTGTTCGCTAGATTGACCTCTAAGGTGTCTATGGCTCGTAAGTTGATATATAAGTCATGAATTAATGAAGTGTGCCTTACAGGGCAAATCTCAAAGTCCTGTAACATTTGGAAAACCACCACCTATTTCTATTTCTCTTGTTACGCTTAAAAGGTTAAATGGATAAGGTTTTTCGTGCAAAATACATACAGATGCATCTGTTGAGTACACTCCATCGAATTTTGGCAATATACATACCTTATCACCGCTATATAATTTGAGTGGCGGTAATGAAATATCATCCATATGGTTGAAGTTTCTTCCGATTTTGCCACCAAATGAATTTAAGATGTTCATCGATAATCTACTCATCGTTAATTGTCGGCCTTGTAACGTACCATCTTGTATTTGCATTTCAATACTTGGAATACGTAATCGTGTAGTGTAGTTAATACCAACGGCTACGCTTTGTGCCTTACTATCGATATTAATAATTGCCGTAGGTGGTACTTCCTTAATAGGCCGTTCCCTACCATTTACAACGATTTGCACATCCTCACCAATCAGATGAGGTACTGTGATAGTGCTGATATTCTCTGTACTTGTTTGTCTGATATAACAATCCATGTATACGTTGTTATTATCCGCATTGTACATTGGCTCAAATCGTTCTATACACATCACTGTACCGCTTTTAAAATCACGCTCAACGATTACATACAAACTGTCTTGTTCGCCCTCAGCTACACTCTCAGCATATTTGTATTTGCCTTTTGTGGTGAAGTGCGACCATGCATACACCTTTTGTTCTGGTATATATGTTAGACAATCGATATTGCCATCATCTGTAACGTAATAAACGATACTATCTGGATCTTGTGCATAAGCACTTGTAATAAAATTACGATACTTGGTTAAATGCTTAACGAATAGAGTTAAGTCAGCCCCTGTGTAGTTATCGCTTTCATACGAGTAACCTAAATCACGCACTACGCACCCTCTAGCCTGTACATATACACATCTATTCCCTATGTACTGTGGCTCACATTCAGATGCACCACGTTGGGTTTGTGTTCGCAAGTTACAGTTAGTCGGTGTGATAGTTTTAGAACCATCTATAATCCATTCATTACCGCTAGTCAAAATCAATAAGTCATTAGCAGGTATCAAATGTCGAATGTCATACATTTTGCGGTTAATTACTGGTAGTGTGATTGCGCTATCATCTGTAATCGTACCGCCTACCTTTTCTACACCAAAGTTGGAATAATCACCTGTTCGACTAAACCATATGTAGTTAGGATATTGAGTACTAGATGCTAGAATAAATCTATCTTGATAAAACGTACATACACGAGGATAACCAAGGCCTTTACCCCATTGTCCAAATCTGAATTTAGAGGTAGCTTCGTTATCTACAACGCTATTCAATACATTGACTTTAACATGCTTGCTATCAACAAATTCTTTGATTTCAACTACACCATAATTAGAATGTGGCAAGAATGATAGGTCTACATTAACGCTACCACCTTTTAAATCAGATACAACTTTCAATTTAGCACTAGGTGTAACCTTGCCTGTGTCGGTTACGTTGTAGTCATTATTGGATGTGTACACCCTATAATCTTTCCATGTAGTGCCATTGTCATTACTGATTTGGATTTTAACAGTGCCATTCCAAGTGCCATGTGATGTGAATTTCCACGATAAATCCTCATCACTACTGAATTGTTCTACATCATAATTGATGTTGTTGTATTTATTTTCAGCCATAAGAATACGTTCATCATCACCATCATAACTGCCTTTTATCACTTTTCCTATTTCACTTGTTATAATCGCTTTTACATAATGTTCAATCTGCATTACAGAATGAACCATATCAGCGTTGAATATATCTTTTGTGGCGGTTAATGTATCGCCATTTAAGATTACAGTACTTTCTTTGTCTATGTTGACTTCGCCGTATGGTTGCTCTGATAACTTGTATGTATCAAATCGCCAGTCTGTATCACTATATCGTGATAGCGTTTTAACAGGATACTTACCACTACAAATGAACATTACATCACCACTTTGGATGCAGTTCAATTTATCGACTACATCACTTTCAAATGGTGTTTCTAGTTCGATACCTGTATAGATACCATTTCGCCACACTCGGATGTACTGTTCTCCTATTTCAAGTAGGAATGATTTATTCTTCTCGGCCGTAAACTCAAACAGTCTTGTAGACTTATCTTTGTTTTTAACTTGCCCTATATACTCTGACCCTTGCCGTCTAGCCACCGCCCCGTAAGGTCTAATGACTGCATTTTCTGCTAATAGCAACGCACTTTTAAACTGATCTAGGTCAAACCGCCTAGATACATCAGGCGAAATCTCACCTGTTGTAAATGCAAGTTGTGATATATACATTGGTTTCATGATTACCAGCTCCTTGCTTTTACATAGTTAGAAATATATGGCATATCTTGCCTACGTTCTTTAGCACTCAAACTCTTGGCTTCTTGCGTTGCTGCTTGATAGAGTTTATAGCATTGGTCAAATAAACCACTATTACCAGTTAATGGCATAGCTAAATCAGAACCCATTTTAGACTTCAATGCTTGAATAAATACAGGACTAAATATATCTATATCTTGCACATCGTACACATAATCGATGTACGCAAGCGGTACATCGCTTACTATGTACTTTGTGTTATCATCAAAACTAAATACATCATATTCTTTTTGGCTTTCCGCTTTAAATCGTTCCCCTTTAGGAATAACCCCAAGGATACGGATACACTTTTCAGGATACGCATAAACAAATTCATAGCCAGCTAGTTTATGCTCAGATAACACACACTCTTCACGCTTACGTGCAAAATTCCATTCGTATTGAGATAGTAGCATCTTGCGTGTCGCATCATAGTGCAATCTGCATTGTCTAGCCGTTTCTGTTTCTTCGTCAAGGCCGTATATCCTACCGCCATTGATTAATGACAAAGCCATGTTGCAAATATCAGTAGGTGTCATATTGCCCCCTTTTTATAGTGAAAAAGAGGGATGCATAAGCACCCCTCATTCTGTTATTCTGCAGTTTCTTCCGATTTCTTGCCTTTAGATTTAGTCTTTGGCTTTTCTTCGCCATCTTCGGTTTCTTCTGTTCCTACAGCTTCAAACAAATCATTGAAGTAATCTTTATCGTATTCAGCTACTTCTTCTTTTGTAAGTTCTACTGTTTGTCCTTCTTCAATTAAACCCTTTGTATTGTGATACAAAGTTACTTTTGCAATATATTCCATGCTACCCCCTATTTGCTAGTGATACCGCTAGTTAAGAATACAGAAATTGTGCCAGCCGTTGCATTGTTGACATTAGCACGTGTATAACGTTTAACACCATTTGCCAAGCGCACTTTATATTCGTACCCAGCTGGTGCATTGGCTGGTAATGTAATACCATGCAACAATACAGGGTTAGCAATGTTTTCTGTATCAGATGTATATACGTTGATTAATGCAGTACCAGTTAATGCTTTATCTACACGAACAACTAACCACAAGTTAGGGTCAGCATCACCGCTAGTAACCATAACATCGGAGCTGACATTGCCAGATAATTCACGTTTCCAATGGAATGTATTTAAAGTATCGATAATCATGTATTTTCTCCTCTCTACTATGCAGTAACACGTGCTTCGGTGGAAAGCAATGCATCAATTTTACGAACAGGAATACCATTCGCACGAGTAACCATTTTACCCATTTCCATATCTTCTGTGATAGTAGAACCATGTACTTTGTTTTTTTGCAAGCGTAAGAATGTACGCAATTCTTGGTTCATGTACCATACTGGACGACATCCTGTGAGAGATTGCATTTTTTCTTCTGCACGGATCATCAAGTTAATCAAGTTAGGGCCTGCGGAAATATCTTCTTTGATAGATTTCATATCGATATTAGCAATACGTACTACATATCTCCAATCACGCACGGATAAACCGATGTTTTGTTTGAAATGGGTACGATAACCTTGGAACATAGAACCATCAGCTTTAGTTACTGTTACTTCGCCCAAATCTTCTTGTTCTAAACCGCCTTGACTGCCACGTGGATAAATACCATGTACAGTAAGAGGGCCCCAACCTACGAGCCACATAGAAGCAAGGTTAGCGGTACCGCCTGCATCAATAATATTTTTAGCACAATCAGCTTTTTTAATATCCAATGTATTAAAACGTGCGGATAAGCCAATGAATTTTTCTGGTGTAGTTTCATCACCATAGAAAAGTGTGCGTGCGATTTCTTGGCCCATGCTTTCAACAAATGCAGCATCTTCTGTTGCACGGAACGCTACAGGGTCATTGGAAAGTTTAACCAAGTCTTTATCCACTTCGGAATATGCTTCCAACATACCACAAGTATCTGTGATTTGTTTTGTAGTGGATTTAGATGGTTGTACACCACCATACAACATACGCCATGTTGTGGATGGTAATCCAGTACGTACAGTTGTTTTGTTAGATGTACCATCATTACATTCAATCATTGTCATGTCTTGAATGATTTCATTTGTTTGGTTCAATTGCTCAATAATTTGTGCAATTTTACCATTTGGATCCATACGAGTTTGTAAATCCAATAATGTAGGATTGTTAGTTCCAATTGTAGCCATTAATTAATCTCCTTTAGTCTTTAAACATGGACGGATACATATTCCGTCTAATAGCTTCGTCAGATTGATTATTTGCAGGTCTGTTGTTCCCTGCGTTGTTATCTTCGCTTGCCATACCAGCAATATGTGCGAATAGTTGAATTACTTCTACACGATTACCCAATCCATTTTCAGCTAGGATTTCACGGATATTAGGAATTGTCTTTTCTACTGCTTCAACACCTGCGGCCGCTTGGCTAACAGTAGTATCGAATTTGTTCCCTAATACCTCACGAGCGTTATCTGCGTAACCTTTGTATTGTGCATTGAGTGCTTCTTGCTTTTGGTTTTCGTAAGCTGTTACAAGATTAGTAGCGTATTGATTGCCAAACTTAGCCATCTGTAATGCTTGCTCTTGCGTTGCGCCTACACCATTAAGCATTTTAGAAAACTCATCTGCGATGGTTTGGTCAACTTCGCCACCCTCAAATGCAGTTGAGAAATCATATACAGTAGGTTCTGCAGGTTGGTCGGTGTTAGTATCACCGCCACCGCCTAAAATCGTACTTTGTTGGTCTTGTGTGTTCGTGTCCTGTGGTGTACCACCATTTGCACTATCCGTGTTATTGTTTGTGCCTTGTTCTAAATTTTCATCCATGGTTATTCACCTTTCTTTAATTCGTTTTCTTCAAGCGTTTTAAAATATTTTTGCATCTGAATATTTTCGAGTTGTGCCAAGTGGTATTTCTTAACACCCTCTACACCATCGCCAATCTTTCCTAAATCGTTTTGTAATAAAATAGCAACAGCCCTCATTCCCTCATTGAAGAATGTTGTACTGTTGCCTGTGAATGATTGGCTATTCAGTTTTGCTCGGTCAAGAATGCGATAAAAAAACCACCTACCGAGTTCATCACTCAGTACGTGGTTTAGCGCTTCAATATCACGCTCTCGCATATAATCTCTTTTTTGTTTCATCTAGTACCCCATTCCCATTAACTGTTGCATTACAGGGTTTCCATCATTTGCTGCATCAGTTGCTTGTTTAGCCGCACTAGCCATTTGAGGTGCTAATTGTGCCGCTTGCATCATTTGTGCTTGTTCCTCTTGTTCTTGTTGTGCCTGTTGTTGTTCTTCCATCTTAGCTTGGTAGTCATCATTCGATACAATTACTTTTGCAGGAACGCCGAGGTTAACACCATAATAATCCGCCGCTTCTTCAAAATTGAATTTTTGTAGGATATTAGGATTGCCCTGTGCCAATGACATTAAGAATGCGAAATACTGCTCTATAGAAGTTAATGAAGATACTTTCTGTGCCTGTGCCAATGGTGAAATGTACTCTATCTTCACATCTTGGCCGTTTAACTCTTCCGCTAATGCTTCATCGATTGGCGGAAACACACCTGCACGATCTAATATCGCATAGGTACGTTCGATAATCGGATTAAGAAATTCAGATAGTAGCCTTTCAACTACTGGCCCTAATTGTTGTAACTTCTCTTGCGTGCGTTCCATGACTTCCCTTGCCGTCATTTGTCCATTGTCCATGTTATCGAGCATTAGGAATAAGTCAGCGCTATATGCACGCTTGATACTGTCTTTAACTTCAATGATTTGTTGCATTATCCAATCGAGATTGATACCTACATTAAAGATAGGTTCAACCTTACCGCCTGTATCAACTTCTGTTATACCGCCAGGAAACAGTGATACACTACCGATTACATCAGATGTTACGGCCATTGGTGGTTTTACCCCTAACTCAATAGCGGTTAATCGGTCTAGTTCTAACTTCTGCAACATCATCGCATCTGATTGTGCGAACCATGCACTACCTTTACCATAACCATTTAGATCATGTGTAGTGTGCCGTGCAATTGGAATAGGCCATTCTTCATAACCACTATGTCGCAAGATTTCATCATTTCTACTCCCCTCAACCCAGTAAATAGAGGAGTAAGGCATGTTCTTATTGCCAAGTTTTCCGTTGCGGTCTTTGTTTTCGCACACTAGCCAACAAACAGTATATACAGTTGCATTACCCTTGCCGTCATCGTATGCGTTTTTAATCTTATCGGTACAGTTATCATATCCAAACTCTTCCACGAGTTGGTCGCAAGTCATGTTATACTTCCGCCCAAATGTATTAACCTCACCATTAGCATTGCATTCTAATGCGTAAGTACCGATTGGATACGATGTGAAACGTACACCAACTTTACCATCTGGCATGATTGACATAGGTGCTTGTCCGAATGGTAGTTCCATATAGACTTGGTGAACCACATTGTAGAAATTGGATTTTGCAAATACTGCATACAATATTTCTTCACGCTCGTCTAATACTTTTGCTACATCGCTATTTGCTGCCATGTCGGTATTTTCCATGGTTAGCTTAAACCATTTACGGCTAGGTGGTGTCATTCCACTCATTACACCACTAGCGAATATTTGACAACTTTCCCATGCAATACCAGTAAGGATTTTATCGGTATACAACTTTGATTGGTCTTGTTCGCCATCGAACACCCCAAGGAATGGCAACTGATAATCTCTAATCATCTTCCATTTCTCAACATACTTTTGACGATTTGTGAACATCTGATTGAATTTAGATTTTATTTTCTTGTAGTCTTTTGGCTTAGTTACAGGCTTTTCTGTAGGTTGCCTTGCTAGGCTTGATAAGATAGTACTCATATTAACCGCCTAATGTTGTTTTGCCTGTAGCTTGATTTAAAGCACTAGCCAAGATAGTACTATCATAACCAGCTTTCTTACGCTTTTTATCGGTGAACCATTGTTCATCTTTCTTTTGCGTCATGTCATCAGTCTGTGCAACTGGTGCAGGTGCTGGTGTAGTAACACTTGGTGTCTTAGTTTTCATACACATTCACATTCCCCCTTTACCCAAATGGTTTGTACTCTGTATTCGCTACTCTTCTGTGATTGCCATTTACTTTTTTAGTGACCCTAAATGCAAAGGTCAAGGCTAATGCATCACCTTTATTCGGTGATGGTAAGCCACGTTCTTTCATATCCTTTTTACTTTCAAGTTGGATGCGGCCGTTTTTATCAATGATCGCTTCTGGGCCTACCAAATCATCGTACAAGCCCTGTTCATTAGGAATTGAACCGCCCTCTTTTAGCCATTCTTTCATTTCACCCCACATGTACGCACGCATATTGAGGTACATATTGTTAGGTGATGCACCACCAAAGGCAACTAACCGCCATCGTCTACCCGTTGATTTACCAATACTGTAAATACCAGTGCCGTAACCTTGGTCTATGAATACTGCATCGGCTTTGTACTCGTCCTCGAATTGTGCTATGAGGTTAGCCATACGCATATCATCGTCATTCTTTTCAATGGTTGCCAAGCATTTCATGGAATAGCCATTACGCATCACGATTTCCAATGTATCGCCACCAGTCCATGCAGGGTCTACACCGATGATTACAGGTAGGTTGTTAAACTCACCAACTCTGTACATTCGCTTTTGTGCTTCATCTACAATTGATGCGGATATAAATTGTGTGTCCGATGCACTAGGGAATATCCCTCTTACACGCACCTTTACAAAGTCGCTATCCTCGCCATGAATATCAACCCATTCTTGTAATTTCGCTTTGTTTGAGATTTTAACAGTACGGCTATCTATCTGATAGGTAGTCCAATATGCACGATGCTTTCTGAAACATTCTCTAAACCTGCCACTATTACGTGTAGGGTTTCCAAACACGCACCATATAATCTCGGTTTCCTTATCTGTTAATGCACCCTCTGTTACTTCCCAAATCTTATCGGAAATAGCGGATGCTTCATCAAATATGATAAGTATTCTATTACCTTGATTGTGCAAGCCTGCGAATGCTTCTGGATTACTTTCGCTCCATGGAATAGCATCAATCCGCCATGTTTTCTCATACTGTTTATCAGCACTAAACAATGCGGTTGCCGTGTATGTAAATAATTCCTTGCCTATGAATAAGTTGTACCATTTGTTAAGTTCCGCCCAAGTCTTAGACTTTAACTGTGTATCAGTATTAGCAGTAACTACCCCTCTTGTATTCTCATGTGTAGCAATAGCAAATAGAATTAAAATCGATGAAAACGCTGACTTACCAATACCATGGCCAGATGCTACTGCAATTTGAATTGCTTTCGCCAACGACTTACCCTTGCGTAGTTCTTCACCTATTTTCTTGAAAGTCTTTACTTGCCACTCATCAGGGCCATCAAAATTTTCAAGTGGTGTTCCTTTTTCACCCCAAGGAAAAGCAAAGTAAACAAAGCCTAATGGATCATGCGTAAATGAACCCAACGCATCAATCAGTTGTGCCTTGTTGTACTTCATCTGATTTCACCCTTGCTTGTTTCATGCGGTCAGATATATCAATTTCTATTTCTGCATCTAGTTTTACCTTGTCAGTAAATAGCATGTGCCGTTTACCTAGCAACTCGGCTGCTTTAGTTCTATCTGCAATTGATGCATCCAATCCGAACGCATCTTTTTCTTCACCATTCATAACCTTGGTTAGGTACTCCAGCACTTCATCAGCAGTTGCGATTGTGTTTTTACTTCGCTCGTTCATGACTGCATCTATATATTGTCGCACGTTTATTTTTGTTAATAACTGGCTACCTTTACTTCTTGCCGTCTTTTCTGAATATCCAGCAGTAATTGCACTTTGTGTTCCGTTTGTGGTCTTAACGTATTCATCAGCGAATATGCGTTCTTTCTTAGTTAGTTTTTGTGCTAATTCATTTATACTCGCCAATGCTACTCACCACCTTTATATGTCTTAACTAAAAATAGCAGTACTTCATGTTGCTTAGTACTGCTATACTCACTTTCTTTCTTATAGAGTTGTCCTTGCTTGAACGTTTTTCCCTTTTTGTACTTATGAGGGAATGTCAGTTTGTATTCTTCCTCTGTGTACATTCGATTAATGATATATACCTTACAAGGCTTATCGTATTTGCTCCATGATTGCCTTACATCGACTACATACCGCCTACCATTCATTTGTAATGCTTTCAGTAGTTTCTTTATCGTTGGCTGATAATTCACATTAAGCACCACACAATACCGACTATAATCAATACACCGCACACAATAGCTATGCAATCAATAATACTTAATACGTTATCTTCACGATGTTCAAACGCATATTTTGCTTTTGCCTGTAAGTCTTTATTGTCTAAATCTTGTGCAGCTTTTTTGAATAACGCTCTATCCTTAATGAATTGTTTAATTGCATTAATCATTTTAGTACTTCACCACCTTTCCGCTTTAACTTCCCATTAGATCGCACACACAAACCGCATGTACTTTTTCTTGCGCTCCCCTGTGTGATGTATGTTTGGCACAATCCGTCATATTCAATGACATTAGCCGTGCATTTCCCTTTCTTGTTGTTAAGACATTTACTCTTACAACACAATATATCAGTCATCATTTCTCCCCTTTTGATAACTTTATACAAAAAATGAGATATATCGCCGTGGATATACCTCATTATGTGATAATTTTATTCATTTTTATTGCATACTCAAAACCAAAGTTATATAGTTAGCTATTCGCCAACACGAGTATATGAATTGTAATCATGGTTAGCTCACTCTGTCTAACTCTCGCACAATACTCGGTTCCCAACGGAACATATAGCTTTAGTTTTCAATATGCAATTGCACTCTCTAAACTAATACCGCTGATAGTTTGTAGTATATTTAGCCTAAGGATTTATCTTATGAAACATGGTTGTTATTCGCAATATTGGAAAGGATAATATGCGGTATTAGTTTACAAAATGCAATATAAGAGGTGCGGTACAGTTAGAAATTAATATAGATTGTAATGACTTAGAAACAATACTCGTTGATTTTCAAATACAAAATATAAAACCGCACCTCAATTGCTATTTAGTTTTTAGAATTGCTCATTGGCAACTCTTACACCTTATATTCTACTATATGTTTTTAGCTATAGATACTGACATTTACTGACATTTCATGACATTTACTGACATTTCAACCTGCCTATTTCAATCAATGCTTTTTCTTTGTACCTCATAGCCTGTCTTTCATTGAATTGGTTCTCAAAAACTGAATGTGCTTGTTTGGCTGACATTCCAAGCAGGTATTCATAACGTAACATTGTGCCGCCTATTTCTTCACTTAGACTATTGATCGTGTTGATTACATCGCACTTGTACTCACTCAATTCATCAATCCGTCTGCGTTGTTCTTTTTCCGTATCAATAAACCTTGCTACGCTATTTTCTAACCCACATGGAACACCGCCACCGCTCACTCTATCCTTGGAATAATCGATTGCACTAATCGATGTGATGTTACATCGTAGTTGCTCTATTTCTTTTGCAATCGATTTTATTTGCTCATCAACTGTCTTTACAGGCTCAAGGTATTTTCTAGCACTACTAATTAATCTTTTTTCACTTTTTGTCGGTTCATTCAAATATTACTCACCACCTAACATAGCACCAGCACCAAAGATAATTAACACAATACCAATAAAAAAGGCGAAACACCTAATATCATTCCAATTGTAATTAAATTTTCAGCCATATGTTTATACCTTTACTAGTTTTGCAAAATTCCAATCGGTTGTATCGCCCTCATAATCAGCACTCCAAGATGTTGCACCACATAACCAAGCACACACTTTCCCATCTTTAAAATATGCAAAATGTCGTTTTTCCCATTCATCTTGTTCATGTTGTTTAACTAATATAGGTGTATCAACTTTTACGTTGCTCCAATCAACAACACCTAGATATTCAGCAATGTCAATCTGTTGGTTTTCTTCTGTAAAGCACGTACTTCTTATATCAACTCTATTTAACCATTGCGAAATGCGTTCACAATTCTTATAAAAGAATACTGTTCCGTTTTCTATTTCCGCTTTTCTGTATCCTAAATCATACATTCTACGGAACAATTCATCTGTAAATTGTTTATCATTCATGCTCCCATCCTCCTTTATCTTCATTCCATTTATACCATTCAACTTGTTTCAACTTTAACACTGCTCCTTTATGTAGCTCACCGATACAAAATTCATCATCGCCACTTTCACAAGCCAGTTGTTTTAGAAATTCAAACGCACTTTCCCATGTATCATGCGGTGCTATGTAATAATCAGAATGTTCTGTATATCCGCTATAACCTAACATTTTAACCTGCCATTATAAATTTTATCCAATTCATAACGATATTGTGATATAATCTCGCTCTTTATTCTTAGTGCAAATTCTTCTAATGTAATGTTTAAACCCTCTAATTCATACATTGATATATTTCTACATATTTTTATATCTGACTTCTTGTAAACAACAATAAACATATTCATATTCAACGTTACTTTAGGTTCAAATAAATAATCCTCATAAACAAATGTTAAGGCTTGTTGCAAAATATGAATTGTATCATGTAGCCCTATCCTTTTTATATCGTGATAAATTCTCATATTCACTCCTTATGATAAGGCGGATATTTCACCGCCTATATCTATCCAACCAATACTTTAATCAAAATCACAAACCCAAATATCAAAGCTACTAGCGATACACCCATGATCGCATTAAAGAATAACTCTTGTGCAAATTTAGTTGCTTTTTTCGTTTGTAGTTTATCTACATCACCTGTATATTTTCCTATTGGTGTACACATATTATTTACCTGCTTTCAATTCTTCAACTTCCGCTACTAATTGATTTACCAAATCTTCAAGTTGTTTGATTTTGCCTTTATGGTTAGTTTCGTATTCACTACCCTTACCAAGTCTAAAGGATACACCTGCATTAATCATTTTGTTGGCTAATGTAGCACCCAAGCTAAACATTACATGCTCCGTTGGTGCATAGAACATACCGAGGGCTACATCATTTGTGTTTTTGTAGTGGCCATAGCCAACTGCAAATGTTAATTTATCATCAGAATTGTAGCCTAGGTAGTGCAACGCACTTAATGCAGCATTAGATGCACCAGCTTTTGCTACTTCATGCATTACGTTTGAGATTTGACCTACTGTGTTTCGTTCTAAATCTGTAATACGTGTTTCGTGGTTGTTAATTCTATCCGTATTATTTAAAATGGCTTGGCTATTTTGCCCTACACGCTCGTTTGTAGCGTTGAGAGTGTTATTAATCGTTGTAAATCCGTTATCAACCTTAGAGGTTAAATTAGAGATATTTGTGGTATTTCGTGTAACTCGTTTATCTAAACAATTTACATCCTTTTGTAGTTTCGCAATGTGTGTGCCGTTTGTTTCAATTTCGTCATATGCAGCAAATAACTGGCTACCATTCACTGCATCTAAACTGCTAGGATCCACACGGCCCGCACTTACATTGTGCAGTTGTCGGTTGTAATTACTAATTCCACTGTATGTATCACTTTTCTTACTGCCAAAGGATACTACGCTATTAGGACTTTCACCTGCGAACACGTGAGTTACACCATTCAATACAACTTGTCTAACACCTACAGGGTTATCCGTTTGACTGTTTGTGCCAATCGCTACGGAATTTTGAACAGGTGCTGATGCATTGTTGCCAATAACTACTGCATCAATACCACGCACTACACTGTGTGTGCCTACTACTACCGCCCCTTGATTGTCTACAGTGTTATTAGCACCTAATACAGTTTGTTCTTTATTGTTACCTACATAATTGTTATACCCAATTACGCTTGCTTGGTCAGCTTCGATTGTTCCATTACCACCACCGATTACAACGCTATCATTTCCTGTAACTTTATTATCACGGCCAATTGCAATTGTATTTGTGCCTGTAACTACTGTATTTGCCCCTACAGCTACAGAATTGTAACCGCTTACTACTGGTGCTTGTGTGTTAGGCTCTACAGGGCCTGTTACAACACCGCTTGCTAATACATTACCGCCAATTGTCCCAATAATCATTGTTGCTAATACTAATTTATTCATATTTGTTTTCTCCTTTTACTGTCTACTTTCTGTCTTTCTACTGTCTTTTCTGTCTATTTACTGTCTACTTCCCTGTACTACCGAACCCATTACTGCCTCTTTCCGTTTCATATAATCGGTCTGTTTCTTCTACCTCAGGCAATAATATTGGAACAATTAACAACTGTGCTATACGTTCGCCACGCTTAATTGTGTAATTCTTGCATGATACATTGTCATATACTGCACATATTTCTCCTGTATAATCGCTATCAATTACTCCCATGCTATTTGCCATTCGTAGTGGTGTCTTATGCATGCTACTACGAGGAACCAATAAACCAACATGAAAGTCAGGTATTTGTACTGCTATCCCTAGTGGTATTTTTCTCTGTGCATCTGCTGGTACTGTAATATCGAACGGACAATATAGATCTAAACCAGCACTCCATTTACTGCCTCGTGTAGGCAACTCAACATATTCATTCAATCTCTTTACTAACATTAATCAAATCACCCCATATTTTCGCTCTTGTTACTTGATTACTTGTTAAGTTCAATTCTTTCATGATTTGTCTGTTATTAAAACCTTGTTTACACAACGCAATAACATCATCAATCAATTTAAATTCATCTTGTATGGTTCTTTTCTTAGGTAATCCGCTACCTTTTCCACCGATAGCCTTAATTGCCTCATTTGTATCAAGGTTTCCCCATACTACTGAAGCTAATGCTAACCAGTTTTTGCAATTGTACGGAATACCATATACCGATGTATTAACTGCCATTACTCAATCCACTTTCTTTGTACATTTCAAACCAATCATCCGCCCTCATGGTGATTAACCATTTAGCATTATTTTTTCTGTGTGCCACGATTGGCATCACGTTCTTATGTTCGCTATCGTGAATTGCTTGTGCCATTGCTTTGTCGATATTTAATGCTTGTACACGTTTTACTTCAATGTGGATATTAGGTAATCCAACACAATCGCTGGCATCGCCTGTATTTCCGCAATACTGTTGCGTTCGCCTTACATCAAATCCATGTTCCTTGCATAGATTGGCAAATTCACGTTCACCATCTGCACCTTTTCGTTTACTATTTACTTTCTTTTTCTTCTCTGTTGGCATTATCTATTCACCCATTTCATGCATCCAATTCGTAAATAATGCATTAACCCTGTAGGACTTAATTCGTACCAATCATCTCTAGCCTTAGCACGTCTTGCAAATCCGCCAAACTCGTATATATTGCCTCTGAAATCATCTGTATCAATTTCATTAATCAAAATCAATCCTGCATCTTTAAGAAAGAAATTGATCTCATTTCTATTCTCTTCATATAAACTTCTTGGCATTGCATAATACAAGTACTTTACGTTCTTACAGTCATGGTATCGTTTCTTTTTAAAATCACGTCTGAAGTCATGAATGTTCGTTTTGATTTCAACTTCTGTTAGGTACTGTGTTTTTAAATCAAAATATACGAAATCAGCTTCATATTCAGTTCTTCCGGGACAATACATACTTACGTTTGGTATGCATATTTTTTTACGAAATAAATGTCTACCAAGAACATATTGAATGTCTTTTTCGTCCATATATGCATCTCCTAATCACGTACTTCACACCCATATTTGGCTTTTCTCATCTTATGTCTAATCTTGATTACGTTTCCCCTTACGTAATCTGATACATCGCCACGTTTAGCGTTGCATTTGGTTTCTTCCTCTTTCTTCCGTTTGTACATCCGATACATAGGGCATTTAACATGACATGCGATTTCTCGGAATGTACACCACTTACATGGTGCTTTCATAATCCACCACCTTATTAATCAAGCGTTACTGGGAATTTAACTTTTTCAATTTCGGCCCTAACTTCCAATACATGCAAGTACTTCCGCATTAATTTTGCTTGTTCTTTCAAGATTTCAATAGGACAAGTCGGTGTAAATTCCAACGTCATTGCATCATATTTAACTAACATTTTATGCAACTTCTTATATCTGCATTTCAATTCAATGTATTCTTTTATAAATCTATCTTGATATGTTTCGTCTTTAACTAGCATTGTTACGCTCCTTTATTTCCACCGCTTCAATAATGCAATTAATCGGAGATATAGATACTAACTTTCCGTATACATCCTTAAACCACAAACAAGTTGTTCTTCCGTTTGTAACATTTACCAAATCATGCAAATAATCATTTATCGTATCGTAATAATCAGTTTCATAAATTTCTGTTCTATTATTAGCAATCACTTTAAGTTTTACCATGCATACACCTATTAGAATGGAATGTTTTCATTTGAATTATCGGCTTCAAAACTATCAAAGTTACTACCACTATCAAATTCACCATCAAGCTTTTTCCCTACAAAATCGGCTACTACTTCCGTAACGTATCGTTTCTGCCCATCTTGCGTATCGTATGACCGAGTTTGAATACGGCCATTTACGAATAGCCGTTCGCCTTTCTTACATGCACTAACGGCTTCGCCTGTCTTGCCCCATGCTACGCAATTGATAAATGCAGTTTGTTCTTTTGTTTCGTTGGTTGTAGAGTCAATATAAGTATTTGTAGCAGCTACTGTGAAAATCGCTACGGCTCTACCTGTTTTTGTAAAACGTAATTCTGGATCACGTGCCAGATTGCCTAGAATTTGTACACTATTCATTAAATTAACTTCCTTTCAATATTAATCTTGCCTTTGTATGTTCTTATCATGTCATGCATACACTCAAACTCTTTTGCGTTCGCTTTCATTAACATTGACATTTGCTCTGTTGCTTCCTGCTCTGTTTCCACATTGAGTGGTATTTCGATTAGGATTGCCATTTTGTGTTTTTTCTTCATTACTAGTACTCACTTATATAATTTGGTTCTACGTTGCACTCATCAACACTCACATCGTAGCTAGGGTGAATGTGGCAATCGACTGTTGCCTCATCACGCATGATTTCAAGTAGGTTATCAATCTTTACCCTTGCTTGCTCCTCACTAGTTGCCAGTACTGTAAAACTAACATCGAATGATACATTCACGCTGGCTTCAAACTGTTTAATTCGTTCTTTCATCTATCCCCCTATTGCCTGTTTTAACAACGCTTTCCCTTTATCAGATATTTTGCTTTTGTTGATTATTTCTGTTACATCTACTGGTTCTTTTGCTACCTCTACTAAGTTACCTGTAGAGGTCATTTCTATTTGCTTTTGACCAGCACCAATCAATGCACGTTCACGTTCAGCTTTGTCCCTTGCTTTTAGCAGCAAGTGATTGTCCTTAATCGAATTAGACAATCTCAATCGCTCACGCTCTCTAATTTCTTGCACTTCGTAGTTTTTAACAAACTGCGCCCTGCATGATGTTTCGTTGAAGTTATCGCCGTTTTGAGGGTCAAACGATTTCCAAATTGCTTTGGCACATTGCTTTGTCAAACCCTCTAATTTATCTAAACCCTTTTCGTAGCCATATGATCGTGCTACTTGATACACCCTTTCCCATGCATCTTGTGCGGTTGGAAGTTCCTCATGTGCATTTACAAAGGCACTTAATGCGGAACATTCCTCTCTAATTTCTGCAATCGTTGGTAAGAATTTACATCTATCAATC